TAGGAGGAGTAACTGAATGTGCAATTGTGATATCAGATTCTTGAATTTCATTTCCACCGCCTTGATATAAATAAGACATTCCAAAAACATATTCATTTTTTATATCATCGCTAACTAACTCTTCTTCAACACTAACTCTTACTCCGTCGCTTGGAACAGGGGTATAAGAGCCAGGGTCATCACATATAATTTTAATTTTGCCTCCTGATTCAAACCCTACAATTTCATGAATACCATTTAATTTATCATTATCACTAGGAGCATTTTCAATCATTAAAGACAGGCCTACAGATGCATTAAAAAATTTACCATCCTGTGTTTGATACTTACTTGCATTTGTAATAGCTGTTCCAGCATTATCAATATCAGCCAAAGTTAATGTAACTATTGTTTCTGTGTCAGTTGTATCTATATCAATAGCAGTATTGTGTAAAGTTAAAACAGCACTATTTGTGTTTGAAGTTACATCTATGCCTAAAAATACTTCCTCTGGATTATCAGGGAAAAGAGAGTTTGCAGATAAAGTAGTTTGTGCTTCGTTAGAACCTATAACTCCTACATTAAAAACTTTTAAAGCTCCTGGGTCTGGTTTTTCTGGAGCCTGTATATCCTCTACCCATCTATTAATATTAACACTAGCTCCTGCTTTTTCTAACATTGGTCGATTAATATGTGTTAAGACTTTAGGTACATTAATTCTAAAAATAGATGAATTGTTATGCGATGTTGCAGTAGTCCCAAATTGACCTCTTTTAACTGACATGCTTGTGCCAGTACTATCTGCAGTAACTTTCATAATTTCATTATTAATTCTTATGTATTCATCTTTATTTAATACTACGTTGGCTCCAGCTGTTATTGATGTTGCAGTAGCTGTTACAGTTCCACTATTATTAACATTTGTATCAATTTCGCAAAATTGACCGTCACATACTCTTAAACCACTGCCTGCCATATAATATGTAGGTTTTACTTTTTCAGAAAATTCTATATCATCAGGGTCTCCAATAGCATGTGCTTCACCTAACTTAATTGCAGGAACAATCCAATCAGAATCACCAATAGTTTCAGTATGACATGAATCCCATATATTTATATAAGCTCCATCATTGATGCATAAAAAATCACTAGGTCGTTTTTTATTAAATACATCTGTTATCCCACGCATATTATAGTCATGCGAAAACGCAAATAAACCATGACCAGGAGCAATACCCTGATTTGTTTTATGAAAAGTTAAAGTATCACCTAAAGGATTTTCAGGAGAAACTATTTTATTTAAAATATTTGTTACTTGATGAACATTTAAAGCATTTCCAGGAAGAGTAATTTTACCAACACGAGAAACATCAGCGTTAAACAATTCTTCAAACTGATTATCGCCAATGTCCCTTGGGTCTGCTAATTGATTAATTCCTCCTGAGAAGTCTTCTATTTTGTAGGCTTTTTTAGGCACTATTTCTTTTTACTTAGTACTTTTTCTAGAACTTCCATAAAGCCATCAAATAAAGAATTAAAGATGTCTTCTTCTTTAGCTTCTGATATTAGTGGAATATTTACCTTCTTATTAATTCCATCAATAATCTCTTCTTTATTGCTTTTTAGATAAGCTATTATCATGTCTACCATTAGTATTTCTCTCCTTGTTATTAAAAATTAAATTAAATCTTTTTTCAAAATCTTTTGACCATCTAACTCTTTGCTTGTCACCTTTACCATTCATCTTCACTAGACTTTCTTTTTTTGGTTACAAATTTTTCTTTTAATCCATTGCCCGATAAAGATGCTAGTATTTCAACAATTGCCCTATAACTAGCCTTAGAGTCTTTAATATCTAGTTGCATCTGCTTCTGAGAATTGATTAGCCCAATAACTATTTTTTCAAAACGCTCATTAGCGTCATCTAAATCACGCTTTAAATCGTTCTGAATCCAAGAATTTTGCTTCCAAATAAAATATCCAAAAGCTGCACACATCGCTAGAGGAACTCCATATTGGTCTAATATTGCGAAAACATCCATTATTTGTTATTTGCCTCATGGTTTTTAATATAGCTGACTATACTGACAACATATATTACAAATACTATAATAAAACATAATAAAACAATTGCACTCATCATCCTTTAATCAATTCTCCCCACAATGATGCTTTTCCATTGACAATCTGTACGATATTAACCGAAAAATTTCCTTTATCAAAGAAATCCACAATGGCAAAAGCGTGAGACCAATTAATTTTTCTTCCTCCAAGCCAATCATTCTGCTCCTCTGTCATATCCTTTAGGCAGCCTATACTCCACGCTGACTTCACTCCATCCATATGAGTGACTGACGCTTGCTGTAAATCGTGATGATGACCGTACATTACATTTGCACCAAGACGCATCAAGTGATTTCGAGCATGATGAGTTCCCGCGAAATGATGGCCATGGTAAAAATGAAGATTCCCAACCTTTAGAAACTTTCCTGCTGGGTAGTACTTGTACCCTCTTTCTTTTAAATTTACGCATTCTTTAAACCTGTATCCTTTTAAAAATGGATGTTCATCTACAAATTTATTCATCCAATCATCATGATTTCCTTCAATCATGTATTTCTTTTTACAATTAACTTTGTCTAAAGACTCATCTATCCAATCCATTCCTGCATTTACTTCTAAAATATCTTGGTCTATAAAAGGTAATTGATACTCTAGTGGAGGTCTTTTCTTTCTCTTCCATTGCCAATGTGATGCTCCATGCCATTCACCTACATCGCCTAAATCTATATATATGTCTGGCTTTACTATTTCTATTGCTTGTTTTAAGCAATTTATTGCTGCCATGTCAGCCAAAGGAAAATGTTTGTCAGGGGTGACAACTGCACGTTTTATCACCCCTTTAGACTTTTTAGCCATACTACTTCATCTCTTTACGCAACTTCACTATCATATAGGCAAGAGTTACTACAGCGATTCCTACTCGCAGTACATCTGGAATAAATTCCATAAATGTAGCTGCAAAACCGCCTATGCCACAACATGAAGTCTTTAGTGTATCAAGCACTATTTTTCCTCCTTTGTTTGTTCTGAGTCAACTTTTATTTCTTCTAAAGCTTCAACTGCACCTTGAATTTTAACTGCTAAAGTAGTAAGGTCTTGAAGCTCATTTTGCAATTCTGTTCTTTTAGCCATAACTTTTTCTAAATCTTTATAAAGACTAGACAATTTATCTTCAATAGACATTAAATCTCCTATAAATGAGGTACAGATAAAGTTCTAATACCACTTTTCCTATGAGGATATTGCTTTATTGTACGTTCATACTTTGATTTATAGTATGCTGCTCGTTGCAAATCTCCCATATCTTCAAGCAATCTTGATTTAACATAATCTATAATCGATGGATGTAAAGATGTGTCTACACCAGAATCAGTTCTTAAATCATCTGTTAATTGTGATACTTGACCATACTTTGCATGAAAATGTATTCTAAGCCCATTTGTTACACTAGTGCCTGTATATGTATCATACTTATCTTGAACTGTTTGTGTAGTATCGCTTACGTCATTTGATACTACTTGACACAATACACCTAACCTATCATCGTCATTATACCATGCAAAATAATCATTTGGAAAATCTCTCTTAGCCATTTATTCTCCTATACTGATGCAACAAAAATTTGAACATCAACTGTAGCTGTATCTGCTTGAATTGAAACTTTTGTTATATCAGCTAATTGCCCTGAAGATGCAGCTCCTGCACTATTTGCATCCATAGTATCAACAACTCCACCTGACAAATCACCGTTCCATATAAATGATTGACCGTAATCTAATTTAATTGCAACTTCATCATCGCTTTCATTTGTAAAAAATAAAACAACATGATTTGCATCATCAAGATTGGTAAATCGCATATATCTAACATTTGCCTCTAAAAAGCTACCTTTAGCTGTTCCAGAAGCTATAAATCCTAAAACTTCATTTTTGTCAGTTGTACACGCAACAATATGATTTAAAACTTCATTAATTGAAGGTATTGATAATGTTTGTGTTCCACCTTGATTTTTTCCATTTAATGTAATAGACTCAGATATTGTAACTGTCATTGTTGAGGCTGTCACTGTACTTGCCATTTTTTACTCCTATGTTAATGAATCAGATGAATCATCTGAATCGTCTTTTAATAATTTATGTGGGTCAGCCAACTTAGGTATCATCACATATCTATTATCTGTATCTAAAATTTCTACTCTTGTGATATCGATAACATTGTCATCTAAAGGATACCACCTTTGTTTTGAATTTAAATTTTGTTTTTTCTGTGCAGTATGATGTTGTATTTTAGCAGACATATCCATCAATCCATCATTAATTAACTGCATCATATATCTTTCTGGTTGTCTACCCATAAGATATTCTACTTGCTGTATTAAATCTTTTACTTTCATTCTTCACCGCCTTGCTGAATATTCTCTAACGCTTCTAATGGATTACGACGCTTCTGGCCTGTTCCTCTTGGTGCTTGAGCTCCTACCCCTAAAAGATTTAAAGCTTGCGCATAATCCTGCTTTAAGGTCGTTATAATAGGCACATAGAGCTCATCATCTTCTTCTGTTGCAAGTAATGACTGTGCGCATTTTATTGCTGCATATAATACAACTATATACTCCATATCATTAGATAAATTATTTACAGCACTATCTCCATTACCTATTTGAGTAAGTGGCAAATATAATACTTCTGCAGTCTGACTTGCTGTAGGGTCTGGGTAAACATTTAAAACTGAGTTTTTAATAAAATATACAGGGTCTGTTTCGTTTGCATGCATTAAATCACTTGTATCAGTAATTCTTGAAGCCATTACAGGAGATATTTGTCTACATATTTGATTAAATCCTTTTGAGTCTTTTC